GGAGACTGTGTGGGCGGCAGAGGAAAAATATGGCTGAGGAAGGTGAAGAATTGAAAGGTTACTATGAAAGAAAGATCCGGAATCTGGAAGAAGCGCTTGAAAAGGCGCTTCAGGAGACGGAGAGAGAACGGTCGGCAAGGGAAGAAGCGACCAGATATATCTATGCGCTGCTGAAGCAGATGGGAGGACATACCATCGTGCGTGTTGAAGAGCTTCAGCAGCAGGACGGACAGCTTATGTGTAGAGTAAACCGGGCAGCAGGCGTTGTCCGGATGAATATTGAGAAAAAGGAGAGTCGAAAATGTTTGAAAAATACGGGGAATTTGACAGTTATGAGGAGATCAACCGCGCGGCGGCCGCGCAGCTAGAGGAAGGTGACACGGAAGCCATCTATGCGATCGCGGAGGAGAACGGGATCGATAGAGAGGATGCAGAAGAATACATCGATGGTGATGCGGCGGAGCTTGTGACTGCGCTCATGGCAGCGAACGGGAAACTGAAGGTCGAAGCGGCGGAACTGCAGCCCAAAGAGATCATGGCGGACTGGCTGGATTACATCCAGATCCAGTGCTTTGAAGATCCCGAGATGCGTCTGGCAGTGCGCAGGAAGGGAAAGAGCCTGAAGGAGTGCATCGGGAAGCTCGTGAAGTGGTCCTTAGAACATGACGAGAACGTGGACAAGGACATCATCAAGGCAGCAGGACTGCCAGAGTGGGCGCAGAAAGGCTGTAAGCTCGGGATCCCCGGCATGGGTACGGCAAAGCAGCTGATTAAAGAGTATTATCTGGGAGGTGGAGAGAATGCTGGTGTATAAAGCGACAAAGGCTGATATGACCTGCACGATGGGAGATGGAACATTCCAGTATATGCTGAATGTCCCTGCCCACGCAGACAGTACGAAGTGCGGAAACCGCGGTCTCCACGCATGCGAGTATGTCCTGGACTGCTTCCGGTATTACAGTCTTGATGATCGGATCTTTAAGGCAGAGGCAGAAGGTCCCATCGATGAGGACGGAGAGAACACGAGGATCGCGTGTGAGCGGTTGACACTTACACAAGAACTCACGCGGCGGGACATCGTGAAAGAAGCAATAAAGTATATGGTCCGCCATCCAGAGCGAGAGTGGGAGATGGACAGGTATCGCATAAAGGTCCAGAAAGACAAAGCAGAAGGGAACGGCGATGGGATTGTGATCGCCAGAGGAAAGAAGCCGATGGCACGAGGAAAGAAGGGGGATATTCTGGCACTTGTGATGGAAAAAGAATCGGGATGGTTCCAGAGAATCGCCATCGGCGAAATAGATGGCAAGAATGGAAAAGAGGGCATCTGGTATAGCATTTTACCGGATGGGCGTACCGTGGAGGTGGTGGGATGAAGATTAAACAGGGAAAGAGCCTGCCGATCCCGGAATGCACGCTTGGAGGGAAGCGGATCATCGCGGCAAGGACCACGGATCTCCTGATCCTCGACTGCTACAAGGACTGCGTACATGTGGGACGATACCTCATGAATGTCGAAACCGGAGAATATGGAATCCTGCGGGGAGATATATACACCGCAGAGAAGCTCATGCGGGCATTTGAGCAGGACTACTGGTATGGCAGTATCGAGATCGATCTGGAAGACCGGGACGAAGAGATCATACAAGAGGCGCTGCGGTCCAAGATGAGATATGCGCCGCAGAGTGCCGTGTATCTGATCGATGAAGTGGAAAGAAATTATCTATCCGACAAAAGATGGGAAAAGGAGCGGAGAAGAGAGCAGCGCATAAAAGACCTGATGGACAGTGTCCCCGAAGTCCCGGAAGGCTTTGAGGTGTGGGCAGCAGAAGCAGTATGGAAAAAGCCTTATCCGACATACAAAACCGATGATGAGTACGCATGCCCATCCTGCGGGAAAAAGATCGCACCGGCCATGATCAAGGGAGTACGACACAATGACGTGATCACCTGCGCATGCGGGAAAGACCTGCAGATCAAAAAAAGAGGGAAAAAGACGGAAAAGTGGAGCCGGGTGATGCTGATCCAGGAGACCACGGCCGGGCAGACAGTACTAAGGTATTTTGATATCCAATCAATTTTTAAGGGTAAATACCGCATTGCTTTATCTGAGGCGATCCGGATATTTGTATCGAAGATCAGCCTGTTTGGGGGACAACGTCTAAAGATTTATTATAAGCAGTGCGGGCGATACGATGATTACGATGACTATGAAGAGCGCAATCCTGCCAACCGCACGACAGGGGATTGTTATCTGTACCCGGCGGGGATCGAAGAAGCCTTGAAGGGCACAGACTATACCAATCTGGGACGGCTGCTCTCTCAGATGGCATCGGCCGGAATCGAGGCACGATACAATAAAATCATGATCTTGCACAATTGGCCAGATATGATCGGGCTTATAGAGTACCTGTTCAAGGGCAGATTTTACCGGCTCATGCAGGAAGAGCTCAGCTGCCACATGTGGTCAGACGGTACCTACCAAGGCACTCTGGATCTCAGGGGCAAGACGATCGAGGAGATCATGCGGATCGGAGACCGACAGAAGATCAACCGCCTCCGGGACCGGAACGGAGGAGAGCTTGAGAGGAGCTGGCTTGCATATGGAGATGAAACAGACGAGAGGATCTCCGACGCATTTCTGAAATTTGCTAGACAGGCAGGTCTGGATGAGAAAAATGCAGAATTTGCCCTTGGGAACATGTCGCCCGAACAGATCATGAACTACGTAAAGAGGCAGCAGGATACAAGCTATCCGGGGAAATCAGCATCGGAAGTACTCACGCAGTGGAGAGACTATCTGGCGATGTGCAGAAGGCTTGGGAAGAACATCAATGATGAGATGGTATACCGGCCGAGAGAACTCAAGCGTCGGCATGATGAGGCTGTGGAAGCAATCCGGAAGCTGGACATGATCGAAGAGATGAAGCGCAATGCGGAAGCAAAGGATCGCCGAGCAAAGGAACTCAGAGAGAAATATCTGGGCGCAGAGGAGATCCTAAAGGACATCGCATCAAGGTACGAGTACGAAAATGAGGAGTATAGGATCATCGTACCGCAGAATCTGGTGGATATCATGTCGGAAGGGAACGCCCTGCATCACTGCGTAGGAAGCACAGACCGATACTTTGAGCGAATCCGGGATCAGGAGACGTATATCTGCTTTCTGAGACGCCAGGAAGAGCCGGAACTGCCGTACTACACGATCGAGGTGGAGCCGGGAGGCACGATCCGCCAGCACCGGGGGATGTATGACGAGGAGCCGAATATTGAGGAGATCCGGGGATTCCTCCGGGAGTGGCAGAAAGTCTTGAAAAAGCGTCTGCACAGTAGGGACTGGCAGCTGGCAGCAGAAAGCAAGGTAAAGCGGGAACAGAACTTAGAGGAGCTGAGAAAGGCAAATAATGAGCGTGTCTTAAAGGGACTCGCGGAAGATTTTATGGAGGCAGTATAAATGGGACTGATTATACAGGAGAACGGAGATGTAAAGAAAACTGTAACGTACCGAGAGTTAAAAGTAGCAATGGACTCCGAGATGAGCAAAGCTGCAGAGAGCTTTGTCCGGATCGGATATCTATTCAAGATGGCGAGGGACACAGATGTCCTTCAGGAATCCGGATACACATCGTATCTGGAATTTGCGCAAAAAGAATATGGGATGGACAAGTCCCAGGTGAGTCGGTTTATCAATATCCACACAAAGTTCTCTGATCCAGAAGATCCGACAAGATTAAACGAAAAGTATCAGGGGTTCGGATCCGCGAAGCTGGCGCTCATGCTGACACTTCCGGACACAATCATAGAAGAATTGACACCGACCTTTGCAAAGAGTGATATCCAGGCGGTCAAAGAAGAAATCGAAGCTGAAGGGAAGGTATCCGATCTGGAAATCATTGCGGAGCAGGCAGAGACTACAAAGGAGCCAGACGGGCAGCAGGACGTCCTGCATCAGGTAGTGGATCAGATCCTTGACGGCGATCTCTATATGCGGATTAAGATCCGTCAGGCGCTCAAGTCAGCAAGGAAAGATGCTCTAATCCAGGAGATCCTGGCACCGGCGGGGGAAGCAATGCACTCCGTCCGGATTAAAGGTGTGGGGCGGCTGATGCTGTCAGTCAAGGGACTGGATACAGAGATCGCACTGATCAATGTCCGGAGTGACAGCAAGGAGATGTACTCATGGGAGGCAGTGATCCGGGCGGTCGAAGATTACTGCACCAGCCATACGGACCCGGAACCAGAGAAAAAAACGGAAGTTGCACCGGTGCAACCGGAAAAGAAGCCTGAAAAGCGGAAGATATCCAAGGTGACGAAAGCCAAAGGACCAGAGAAACTGCCAAGCCGCTCGCGGAAAGAGCCCCAGGAGGAGGCACCGTCAGAGCAGACCGCCCCAGAAACTCCTACAACGCCTGTAGCCATCCATAGCACAGCGCCCGCCGGATTTGTGGGGTATGAGAAAGCTGAGGAGGGAAACAGGCAGCAGGAGTCAGCTCAGACAGCGGAACCCCAGCTGGAAGGACAGATGGAAATCGAACAGTTCCCGCAGTACCTGCCAGATACATACATTAAATGTCATGATGGCAGTGAGGTACAGGAGAGCGAAGCTGAACGGATCCGGGCGGAGTGGAGACGGCATGTGGAGAACATCTGCACACCGATACTGACTTATTTACGCCAGCATCCGGAACTCATCCAGAAAATCACGATCACAGAGGAGGGTATTGTCATTGAGTAATAGAGCGCCAAGCATGAATACAGTACATCCAAGCGTCGATCCGCTGGGCGGTATATATCCGGCAGAAATCGACAGGCTCAAAAACAAAATAAAGCTGGGAGATCGCATATCCGTAACCACGATGAAGGGATATGTAAACATAAATCCGGACAGTACAAAACCAGGGATTGCACACCGGCGGGGAACCGTGATTGCAAAGCATAAGCATCTGATCGTGCTGGAGTATCCGGGAGGACTCACAGAGGCTTTCCGATGGGCAGAAATTGCGGATAAGGCAGCGATATGAAGAACCTCTATATGCTGAAGAACATCCGGACAGGCGTCATAGAATATGACAATCTGTACGCGCAGGACGTGCATGATCTGATCGGAATCAATAAAAGCTGCATAAGCAAATACGAAAAAAGCAAAAGCGTATATAACGGCACATGGCGGATCATGATGTCAAGCGGCACAGAGCTATGGACGGAGTACACAAGGGACGCATGGGACACCTACCGGAAACTGGTGCTCCGCGGCATGGCAAGAACAGCAAGAAAAGGCTGGCGCAGCTACGCAGAGATGATCCGTCATGGAGCGATACAGGAGGCAGAGGACAATGGCAAAGAGCATCATACAGGCGCGGACAGGACCGGCTGACCGGGAATGTTACCTGTGCCGGGAAGAAGCGGAGAGGAATGGATATTATGGGGAATTGTGTCACACAGGTCTCCATAAGCACCACTTTGTATACGGGAGGTTCGGGGCGTACCGGAAGAAAGCGGAACATTATGGTCTGTGGGGATATGTCTGCGAAGCAAGGCATCATGAGCACGGACCGGAAGCGCCGCACTGCAATAGCAAGGTGGATGAGCACCTTAAAAGAGTCGCGCAGCAGGCATTTGAACAGAAATATAGCCATGAGTTGTGGATGAAAGAGTTTGGAATAAATTATTTGGAGACGGTGTGAATGTTGAAGAAAGATGAAAATTAAGATAAGGAGCATTTATGACTTGTGTTGTTTTATGCAAAATAGATGGGAATTATTATCTTCGGCATATTATTCTTGGTATCAATCAAACAGATACTATAGAGAGCGTTAGGGGAAAGTATTATAAGGATTTTGACAAGTTACATGATGAGTTCTTTTTCTGCAAAGATAATGCCGAGATTAAAGAAATCTTAACCATGCATGGAATAAAGAGTTGGTAAAAATCGTTATACAAATTAAAATTTGGAGGATATGGAATGAAAAAATATGAATTGACAGCCGAAAGCATTGTAAAGTTCGGAAGAACACTTTTCAGAATTAAGGCTTTGGTAGCCTTTGAAAATGTTGAAGAGGGAGAGCTTGGAGGATTTGTCGAGAAAGAAGGAAACCTCGATCAGTCCGGCGATGCGTGGGTGTCCGGCGATGCGCAGGTGTACGGCGATGCGTTGGTGTCCGGCAATGCGCGGGTGTACGGCGATGCGCGGGTGTCCGGCAATGCGTTGGTGTCCGGCGATGCGTGGGTGTCCGGCGATGCGCGGGTGTACGGCGATGCGTTGGTGTACGGCAATGCGCAGGTGTACGGCAATGCACAGATATTTAAAATGTCTCATTATGTGGTTGCTGGGCCGCTGGGAAGCCGCGACGATTTCACAACATTTTTCCGCACAAAGCATCATACAATCGGCGTGAAATGCGGATGTTTTAGAGGAAATACAGATGAGTTACTTAAGGCTGTGGAAACGGTGCACGGTGACAATAAGCACGCACAGGCGTATAAAGCTGCTGTTGATCTGGCGAAGTTACAGATTGATTTAAGCGAGTATCCTCTGTGAATGGACTATGAGATTGATCAGGTAACTTAATAGCGGAGGATAAAAAACGGAAAAAGTAATGTCGGATTTTTTCGGCGAGATCTACATGAACGAGGCCGCTAAACGGTTAGAAAACAACCAAAATTAAGATTTGGGAAAGGAGACCTTAGATGGATAGTAGACCAGAGACAACAGCAATGTTGTCGCTTGCAATTCAGCGGCACATTTGCCCGAACAATGATCAAAGAATTTACTGGGCCAGGGAAGTGACTTTTGATTACTCAACTACAAATGCGGTTCGCGTGGATTTTATGAAATTCAAGCCGGTAAACAATACTGTGTCTGGCATAGAGAAGGGAGATTTCTATTGTTATGAGGTTAAGTCATCAGTAGAGGATTTCCATTCAAAAAACGGTCATAACTTCTTAGGAGACTACAACTATTATGTAATGCCAGAGGAAGTGTATGAGCAGATCAAGAAAGAGATTCCTTACCAGGTAGGCGTGTACGTTCCGGACGGAATGGATTATCGTGGCGGGTGGTACAACCTTAAAGCGATCAAGAAAGCAAAGAGAAAAGATAGGAGCAAGCCAGTGGCTGAAATGTTGTTGATGATGTTTCGTTCTGCGGCAAGAGATAGAAAAAAAGTTATTACCCAAACTGAAATTTGAGAAAGGAGAACCCATATGAAAAAATTAAGATTTGGGAAAGGAGACATTAGGTGGATAAAGGAATTGTAGAGGTTGAAATACCATATTCATGCAGAACTTGCGGGTACTGCGTAAAGGTACAAGGAAGTGATGAAAGAATTTGTATGCTGCTAAAGCCAACCGGAAAGTATTGCGGAGTAACTGTAGCATACAAGAGCAATGAGACGGCTATCATATGCCCAATAATCAAATGATGGAGAAATTAAGATGACAAGATTAAAGTCGGAGTTAAGATGTTGTAAGAACTGTTCCTATCGCAAAACAGATATTAAAAATCTCAGTTATTATTGTGCGAACCAATTATCAGAGCATTATCTGGAACGCATCAAAGACGATACGCTTATGCATCAGTGCAAAGGCGGAAATGCAAAGCTAAGGGGAAGATACCCAAACTAAAATTTGAGTAAGAGGAGACCAAGATGAAAGTGAAGATAGAGCCAAGGAAGGCTACTGATCGGGGAGGCTACTACTGCATGCCACTGTATACCAATATCCGGCATGGGAAGCCGGGATGGAGGATCACACAGTGTCCGGAGTGTGGGGCGAAATGCTGGAGGATCCCACTGGCAGAAATCGCAGAGGAGCAGGGGGCTAAAGGATTGTGTACGATGTGTGCGCTTAAGAAGGGAGTGGGAGCATGAAAACGAAGAATGAGCATAGAGCGCTTAAGAATCTCGTGCATAGAAAACGGGAAGGCGAGTATGAAGCCATGATTGCGGATCCTCGTCCTAAGAGCTGGAGCGCCGCACACCGGGCATATGATGGCATGAATATGGGTTCGAGGCATAGAGAGAAGGGAGGTGAGACCGATGGACAAGGAGATTCTGAAGCAGTACATAGATGCCTGCGAGCAGGTGAAGGAAGCGAAAGCGGATATACTGAGGCTTAAGAAGAACCGGAAGAAAATCGTGCAGGACCGTGTGTCCGGATCTGCGCATGAGTTTCCGTATACTGCCAAGAGTTTTCATATTGAGGGCCTGTCATATCCGGTGGTGAAAGATCCGGACGAGCTGGATCGGCGGGAAGCGGTTCTTCGGGAACGGCTCAGACGGGCGGAAGAGATCAAGCAGCAGGTGGATCTTTGGATGCTTACGATTCCGCAGAGAATGCAGAGAATCATTCGTTATAAAATTTTCGAGGAGTTGTCTTGGTCGGAAGTGGCGATCCGGATGGGGCGGAAGGCAACAGCGGACAGTGTAAAGAAAGAATATCAGAGATTTATGGATGGAAAATAAAAGTTTGTCCCGAATGTCCCAAATGTCCCGACTCAAAATGTTATAGTGTAACCTGAAGCCAAAGGCATACAGCCGGCGGCTTCCAACACCTTCCTTAAATGCGTTAGACGTCTGGTGCCCCTGCCGGGCGTCAATTATCGGAATGTAGCTTAATGGGGAAAGCAGCGCAGTTGATGACTCCTGTGGTGCAGTTTGAGGTTAGAATCCTCACATTCCGATTTGCCTGCTTTAGGCAACAAAAAAGGATCGGGTAGCTAATCCGATCCTTTTTGCCCCTTGTTTTTAATGAAAAGTTTTTAATAGTACATATACAAATATCATGCATATGTAGGAAAAAACAGTTGGGTTGCATTTGGTCAACAATTTATGCATGAACTTAAAAAGTGTCAGACCAAATAAACTCAGTAAAAACAAGCAGAAATCCACATTCGCCATCGTCTCAATTAATGCGTTCATGGTATCTTTCTCCTTTGTTTTTGATAAAGGACTTACATCGCAGTTAAGCGAATGCCAGGAGAAGAAAGTGAACGAATCTCTTGAAAAGATGTATAATATGGCGAGAGAAAGAAGGCATTTTGAGACGATGGCTTTTACCGTAAGGTATTAAAAGATAAATAAGTTACGTAATTGACCATTAGTATCCTCCTTAAGCGTGAATATAAATCTCTCGGATAGCACTATATGCTATCGGATTTATAATATCGTGTTATAAAGAGAAAATCAAGAGAAAAAAGTGGGAATGTTATAAGGGGTTCCTCGTGAAAGGGACTCTTTTCTTTTGCCCATTGACATGCGGCGCGCACGTCACCAGATGGCAGACCTCCTTTAAGGGCTGCAATCGGCAGTCCTTTATGGTGACGGCGGGATCGCATTAAAAAGCGAGGTGAGTCCGGATGACGAAAAAACAGAAGATCTTTGCAGATGAATATCTGATCGACCTGAACGCCACCCGGGCTTACAAGGTTGCTTACCCCAGAGTAAAGAATGATGAGGTTGCGAGGGCAAATGGAAGCAGATTGCTAACAAATGCTAACGTTGCAGCGTATATTGAAAAGCGCATGAAAGAGAGGCAGGAACGGACACAGATCACGCAGGACATGGTCGTCAGAGAACTGGCGGCGATTGCGTTTGCCAGGTTGACAGACTACGTCAATGTTAAAGGTGGGATGGTCAAGATCGAGGACACCAGCTCTTTGACGGAATATCAGGTCAAGGCACTTGCAGGGATCAAGCAAGGAAAAAATGGAATAGAGGTAAAACTAAACGATAAGCTGAAGGCAGCAGAGCTCTTAGGTCGGCACCTGGGAATGTTCAAGGACAAGGTGGAGGTATCGGGATCCCTGGAGGCAGAGAAGTCGAAGCTGGATGATCTGCTGAAACAGATACGGGGTGATGGATCGTGAGCACAGAACGCCTTATTTTGTCAGAAAAATATAAAGCGTTTCTCAGGTGTGATGCACCGGTAGAATTTTTGGAGGGAACGACAGCAGCAGGAAAGACAACAGTTGGACTGTTCAAGTTCATGCTGAAGGTGGCGGAGTCAAAGAAAAAATTGCACATACTCGCGGCAAAAGATACCGGAACCGCTGAGAAGAACATCATCAACAAGGACTTGGGGATCATTGATGATTTCGGGAGCCTGGCGATCTACAACGGTAACGGAACCAAAGACGATAAGATTCCGCACATACTATTCCATGCTCCGGGCGGTGACAAGATCATTTATGTCATGGGATATGGAGATAAAAAGAAGTGGCAGAAAGCCCTTGGAGGTCAGTACGGGTGTCTGTATATCGATGAGGTCAATACATCAGACATTGATTTCGTCAGAGAGGCAGCGATGCGGTGTGACTATTTTATGGCAACGCTGAACCCGGATGATCCGTCACTTGACGTATATAAAGAATATATTAACTGCAGCCGTCCACTCCCAGAGTGGGAGGCAGAGACGCCGCAGGAGATCAGAGATGAATTAAAGGAAGAACCAAAGCCCGGATGGGTCCATTGGTTCTTTTCGTTTACCCATAATTTAGGTTTACCGAAGGAAAAGCTGGACAAGATCCTGGCAAACACGCCGAAGGGGACAAAGATCTGGAAGAATAAGATACAGGGGATCCGGGGGAAGGCGACAGGACTGGTATTTTCGAACTTTAACCGGAAAGCCCATGCAAAGACAAAAGAGTGGGCGATGCAGTTTGTTCAGCGTCCGGAAGAAGCAAAGAAAAAAGAATTTTTTATGTATTTTTCAGTGGGGATTGATACGTCGTATTCCCAGAAATCGCCGGATACGATCGCATTGTCTTTCCTTGGGATCACCAACAAAGGCAGAGGTATCGTTTTGGCAGAGAAGGTATACAGCAATGCCGAGTTGGAAACACCGTTAGCTCCGTCAGATACCGTGCTCAACATTGTGGAATTCATGGATCGAAATCGAAAAGAGTGGGGGCTGGCCAGAAATGCATTTTTAGATAATGCCGATCAGGCAACGATGCAGGAGTGGAACAAGTACAAACGCAGGAATGGCTGTGTATACGTGCTCAATGATGCCTGGAAGCAGATGGAAATTATCGACCGTATCAATGCACAGCTTGGCTGGTTTTCTTTTGATGAAGACAAGGAACCTTGTTTTTTCGTCTTGGATACGTGCCCTGTTTACATACATGAGCTGGAAGTCTACAGTTGGCGGGAAGATAAGGATAATACACCGGAGGACGGCCATGACCACATGGTGAACTCGGTACAGTATGGATGGATTCCGTACCAGAGTAAGATTTACAGGGGGTGGTAAAAATGAACTGGATTCAGAATTTTATAAAAAAGCTGTTTCGAATTGAAACGAGACGGGATAGGGAAGTGGTGATCATTGAGCCGCATACATTTCAGGCAAATGTGATCAAAAATAAACTGTGGTACCGCGGTGACTCTGCGGAGATCGAGCAGTATTTCCAGAAGACCGCAAGATGGAAAGTAGAAAAGGCAAGGTTCTGGGCAGCAGATGCACAGGGCAGTGTCCATAAAATGCATAGCGGGATCGTGACCACTGTTGTTGACCGGTACAGGGATATGATCTTGGCAGATATGGATGAGATCTCTTTTGGAGACGATCTGGGAGCAATTAACGAACTTTGGAAAGAGATATTCAAGGAAGAACGTCTTAATGATGTGATTGGAGAAGGAATTGCCGGTGCGCTGGCATCCGGAGATGGAGCATTTAAGATAACTGCAGATGAATGCAGCCGGTATCCGATCGTAGAGTTTTATGATGCGGAGGACGTAGATTTTGTATATGTCCACTCGCAGCTGAAAGAAGTCAAGTTTTATACCGATTACAAGGATGGCAATAAAACCTTCCGTCTGGAAGAAATATACGGTCATGGATATGTCAGATACAAGCTGTATGATGAGGCAGGGAAAGAAACCGAATTAAAGAGGCTTCCGGAGACGGCACATCTTATGGACACAGGAATTCCGGGAGATTTGATGCTTGCAGTTCCGATTAAGATCTTATCATCTGTCAAATATAAGGATCGCGGAAAAGCACTATTTGACAGTAAAACCGATGTCATAGACGGTTTGGATGAGGTGATCAGCCAGTGGGCAGATGCGATCCGCATGGGACGTATTAAGCGATACATTCCGGAAAATCTCATTCCGCGAGATCCTGATACTGGGGAGCTTCTTCCGGCGAATCCATTCGACAACGATTTTATTGCAATCGGAGACAATATGGCTGAAAAATCGAACCAGCAGGTGGAAGTTTCACAGCCACAGATTTCCTATGAGGCCTATGTGAGCAGCTATACGAGTTTTCTTGATATGGTTCTTCAGGGCATTATGTCACCGTCGACACTTGGAATCGATCTCAAGAAGACGGATAATGCGGAAAGCCAGAGGGAAAAAGAAAAGGTCACGCTGCATGTGCGCAATAAGATCGTAGATACATTGAATGAAGTGATTCCGGAGCTTGCCACGAAAATCATGCAGTGCCATGATGTAATGTGCATGGATGATCCCGGAGATTACAAGCCGACGGTAAAATTTGGCGAGTATGCATCTCCGGATTTTGGTACAACTGTGGATACCGTAGGAAAAGCGAAGCAGTATGGAATCATGAGCCTTGAGGCATCAGTGGAACAGCTTTATGGAGACACATGGACCGAAGAAGAGAAAGAGGAAGAAGTGACCCGCTTGAAGGCAGAGCAGGGGATTGTAGAAATGGAAGAACCGGGGGTCAATATGGCTGCCGGTTCTTTTCGGGTAAATATGGGAGGAAATGGAAATGAAGGTAAAAATCATGAACCGAATGTACCGGATGAGCCGTGAGGAGTATCAGGGGCTTCTGAAGGTGGCGAGTGATCAGGTTCCATTTGGAGTGTATGCGGTTGAAAAAGACGGATATGCCGAGTTGAGAAATGATAAATGCCGGAGCGTGACTGAATTGAAAGCACTCACCCGCGGTTTTAAATCGCAGGGGTTCCGGGTGCTGGCAAATAGGCAGGTGAATGCAGATGGCGGAGAAAAACGAGTATGACATTACAGAAGCGTTCCGAAAGATCGAGGCGGAGCTGATCGACTCCATGATGCGTAACATGGACCGGCACCGGGCAGAGGAGGAGAAAGAAGGCTATGAGTGGACCATGTGGCAGGCTGAGCAGCTGAAAGCACTGGAGAAGTACAAGAAGGAAAACCAGAAGAGATATTCCAAGCAGTTCAAGAGTATCAATGCACACATCGAGGCACTGATCCGGGAAGCGAGAGCGCGTGGGAACATGAATCAGGAGATCAGGATCCTGAAAGCAATCAAGAACGGATTTCAGGGAGCCAAGAAAGTCACACGCGGGGCAGTAGGAGAGTTTTTCAAGCTTAATGATAGAAAACTCGACGCATTGATAAAAGCAACGGTATCGGACATGGAGAAGGCTGAGACAGCAATCCTGAGGAAAGCAAACGATGACTACCGGAAGGCGATTTACAGCGCACAGGTATACGCGAACACCGGGGCCGGAACCTATGAAAAAGCGGTGGACATGGCGACGCGGGACATGCTCTCCCGGGGACTGAGCTGCGTTACGTTTTCGAATGGTGCTCAACACACCTTGAAGGACTATGCAGACATGGCGATTCGCACCGCCAGCAAGCGGGCATACCTTCAGGGAGAAGGCGAGAAACGGCAGGAATGGGGAATCACGACCGTCATTCTGGCAAAGAGAGGCGGGAACCCGTGTCCGAAGTGCCTGCCGTTCGTGGGAAAGGTCCTGATCGATGATGTGTGGAGCGGCGGCCGATCAGACGGTGTGGATCCGGAGACAGGAAAGAGTTATCCGCTGATGAGCTATGCGATCGCTCATGGGCTGTATCATCCACGGTGCAAAGACAGCCATACGACCTATTTTCCGGGCATTTCCACAGCAGACGACAGCTGGACCAAGGAAGAACTGGAAGCCATCGACATGGAGAACAAGCAGGAAGCTGAGAAACAATATGCAGCAAGGCAGGAAGAAAAGTACACCCGGCTGGAAAAGTATTCTCTGGATGAGGAAAATCAGAAGCGTTATGCAGCGAGACGGGAGGAATGGAAGAAAAGACGGCAGGAAACTCAGCAGACCGGCATGCCGAAAAAAGAGAGTACTCCGGACATGCAGACAATAAAGAAGGAAATCTCTGCAAAGCGGAAAGAACGGGATAACCTGAATAAGAAGATGGACGGGATCCTCGCTGAGAAGAAGGAGCTGGAAAAGAAAGTATATCTGGATCTCACCGCAACGCAGGGAGAGATGGAACGTATTCAGAAGGTTGTCGAATCTGAGAAAGAGCTTGAGAAGCAGATCAAGGCAGCGGATGAAGGAATCCGTGAGAAACAGGGCATCTACAGAAAAGCGGCGGAAGAGCGCCTGATCAGCGAAGGCATTGTTAAAGAAGCAAAGTTATCTGATCAGATGGCACCGGAGGCCGTGGATCAGATTGAGAAGACTCTGAAGCACCTGAAAGAGCGGTATGGGATTATGCCAGAAGGTATTGTGTATAATCCGTTTAAAGTTACGGATGCAACAGCAACGTATAACTGGCTGGATGATAAGATCTATTTATCCAACAAGATGCGGGATCCGGCAGAGTACCTTAAAACCGTCAAGAAGTCGGAAGAATCCCATAGAGCACACTGGGAGCATTACAATACCAAAGAAGAAGCCCGGAAGAAACTGGCAGAGGCAGAAAAAATCCTGGAAGATAGGACGATTAAGGGATATGAGAGGGAGAAAGCGGTTCTTGCCAAGGCAGAGGCTGAGATTGACCTCAATGTTTCAAGGTATGCAGTTCGCGAGAATATGTCTGATGCGCTTCTTCATGAATATGGACATTTTATCCATCGCCATGCAAATACGGACTATGTTCAGAAAAAGAATGTATTCAAAGCGAAAGAACTCGGGGGAAAAATGATCGGAAACGACTGGGGTTATGATATTAACACGGAATACTCCAGAAGCGCGAAGATTGAGGCGGCGAAGATCAGCCAGTATGCGGCCGAGAATCCATATGAGACGTTTGCGGAGGGCTTCCTGGCGATGGAGAAGGGCGAAAAGATCCCGGATCGGATCGCAGAGGTCATTTCTGATGCAATAAAGGCAGCGGGAGCGAAACCCATTGAAAATATGCGTGGTTCTGATATAATAAGGGTAAGTAAGACAACTCTTACAGCAGAACCTAATACCATAACAGAGGTTGTCGGAAAACGTGGTGGAATTGATCGGAACTATTATGGAGCTGATGGCAAGCAAAATAAGCAGATCAGCAACAATGATCATGGAAACCCGAAGAGACATCCGTATGGAAAGCATGGAGAGCATGCACATGATTATATTTACGACGAAGAAGGAAAGCTGAAGGGGCGTCCGGTTAGAGAAATGACGGAACAGGAAAGAAAGGAGAATGAAGATATCATATGAGTGCAAACGAATTAAGAGATTATATTGCAAGCTTATGTTCTCATGTCACATTCGACTTTCACGGGAAGTCATGCGGCGTTGATCCGCTTGCTCCGGATCAGATCGATTTATGGTGTGGAGATGATACGATGACAGCAGCGTCGGTGTCAGAAGCGATGAATACCCCGTTCTTTGATGGAAAAAGCCTTAATGAGATAGCAGATAAAATCGAGAATGTAGAATAGATCTCACCAGTAAATATGCTGGTGAGATTTTTGTTTATACGGAAGTTGCACCGGTGCAACACAATCAGAGATACATTTAGTACCACCCGCCGAAAGGTTGGTGGTATTTTTATTACTTCAAACATGTCCGGAATGACGTAAAACTACCAGAAAGGAGAGCTTGAGAATGACACAGGAACAGTTTGAAGCCCTTGGCATTGAAAAAAGCCTTGCCAAGAAAGCCGCAGATGAGTCAAAAAAAGAGCTGGAAAACTATGTGACAAAAGAGACATACGATGCTTCCGAGCAGAAATGCAAACAGCTGGAGACCGCGGCACAGGATCACGAGAAACAGCTGGAGACATTAAAGGCATCTGCGGGGGATAACGAGAAGCTGAAGCAGCAGATCGCTGATCTTCAGAATCAGAACAAGAAACAGGACGAGGACAACCAGAAAGCCATGAAGGATCTGAAGATGACTTATGCGATTCGTATGGCAGTGTCTGCATCTGCGCAGGACAGTGATCTGGTAGCTGGTCTTGTGGACCGCAACAAGCTGATTCTGGGAGATGATGGAAAGGTAACCGGTCTGGACGAACAGATCAAGAGCTTAAAGGAGAGCAAACCGTTTCTCTTTAGACAGGAAAAGCCGAATGAAAAGAAAGGCTTTTTCCGGTTAGGCGGAAAAGAAACAACTGAAGGCAACAGTGATACACACCTTAGCATGAAGGAAGCAATCGCTGCACAGCTTAAACTTGGAACAGAGGGAAAGGAGTAATTTATGGCAATTACATTAGAAGAAGCAAAAAAGAATGTGCAGGATGACCTGCAGTTAGGAGTCATCGATGAGTTTCAGAAATCGAACTGGATTCTGGAGCATATCCCGTTTGATGATGCAGTATCCCCGACCGGAGGCGGTGCGACTCCGAGTTATTCCTATACACGTTTAAAGACACAGCCTACAGCAGATTTCCGTGAGATCAATAAGGAATACACGCCGTCAGAGGTTACCAGAGAGCGCCACACGGTTGAAATCAAGGTGTTTGGTGGTTCTTATGAGATCGATCGTGTGATTGCAAGCATGGGTGGTATCGTCAGTGAAGTAGAACTTCAGCAGGCTCAGAAAATCAAAGCAGCACAGGCCTTGTTTAATGATACTTTCATTAACGGAGACAGCGGTGTGAATACAAAAGCGTTCGATGGACTGGACAAAGCACTGACCGGAAGCGATACAGAATACAATAAGGGCGGTACGATCGACCTGTCCACATCTGAGCTTATCACAAAGAATTTCCAGAATTTCCTTGATATGCTGGATGAATTCCTGACTGGTCTTGATGGAACCCCGTCCTTCATCGCTGGAAATACGAAGATGATCGCAAAGCTGAGAGCGTGTGCGAGACGTGCAAGCATGTACTCCGTGACAAAGGACAACTGGGGCAATCAGGTTGAGAGCTATGGAAATATCCCGTTTGTAGATATGAAGGCAAAGCCTGGAACAAATGATGATGTTATTGCCACAGATAGTGCTGAAGGAACCACCTCTTTATTTGCTGCCCGTCTTGCTATGGATGGTTTGCATGCAGTTTCCTTTGCGGGAGTATCCCCGGTACAGACATGGCTTCCGGACTTCTCTACTGCTGGAGCGGTAAAGAAGGGCGAGGTAGAGATGAATGCCGCGTTGGCTCTTAAGGCGTCTAAGGCAGCAGGTGTATTCCGTGGAATCAAGGTAAAATAAGAGGAGGAACGGATATGAAAATCTATAGTCCGAATAAAGAATACACTGGTGTTTCAGCATCAGTGCCGTTTTGTAATGGAATGGGAGAGACAGAAGATCCTCATCTGATCAAATGGTTCAAAGATCATGGGTATAAGGTCGATGAAGAAAGCAACGCAGAGCAGAAAGAAGAGGAAACAGTAGAGATCCCGGCAGATGTAGACACATCTGCCGCCGTAACCGGAAAGGTAGCAAAGAAGAAGGCGGGGCAGTGATATGGCATATGAGCCGTACGCAAGCAAAGAATATTATCAGAACGAATATCAGGGTAGCATCGTGCCGGAGGACAAGCTTTTAAAAGCTCTCCGGCAGGCCAGCCGACATATTGATTCCCTGACCTTCAACCGGATTGTTGGTCAGGGATTTTCTAATCTTTCAAGGTATCAGCAGGAGCTGATCCGGGAAGTAACCTGTCAGCAGGCTGATTTTGAAACAGAAAACGCAGATGAGATCGACACGATCCTGCAGAGCTATGCAATCAATGGCGTATCGGCACAGTTCGGCTCCTCATGGAACGTGATCACTGAGCAGGGAGTTGCAATGAAGCGCGATGTGTACGCCCTGCTGTGTCAGACGGGCCTGTGTTGCCGATTAGCGAGGTGAGACAATGAAATACCCATGTTTAGTGCCGAAACGGCTGTGCAAGACGCCTGTGCACGTACATCTGGAATCTGAGGAGCTCAATAAACTCGGAGAACCGAAGTATGTGCTTGACGCAGATCTGATATGCAATTTTCAGGACCGTGCAAAAACAATCCTGACAGCAGAGAAGAAGCTGGTGCAGATCACGGGAAGCGCACTGTTCCCGGGGGACATCGCCCCGGATATGCCGACATTAAGCGGTGGGACCCTGACGGTATTTGGCGCAGAGCGCCGGATCGAGCAGGGCTGCAAGAACAGGAACCCGGATGGAACGGTGAACTTCTGCAGTCTGGAGGTGGTCTGATGGAAGTAAGATCAACGGTAAAGTTAAACTGGCCGCGGATCCGGCAGCTGTCTGAGGCGGCGGTGACGGCGTTGGAGCAGACAGCAGAGGCACTGCACACGGAAGTTGTGCAGGCGCAGATCATGCCATTCGATACAGGCCACCTGGAAGAGGATGCGACGTTCGTAGATTACAGTGAGTCTGCAAATGGAAAGGTATCCATCGTATCCAGTACGCCGTATGCGCGGCGCCTCTACTATCATCCGGAATATCACTTCCAGAAGTACGAGAACCCGTTTGCAGGTGGAAAGTGGTTCACACCGTGGCTTCCGGGAGGTGCTAACGCAGATTTCGCACAAAACGCATTCAAGAAACTTTATAAGAAAGCAGGTGGTGTCTGATGCTGACATTACCGGAGATCCGGCAATGGATCGCTGAGCTGGGAATTGCGGCAGATGAGAACGTCTATATCGGAAAGCTGGACAATAAGAAACAGAAGTCGGTCGGTGTATACGGCCGTGCATCCAGCGGTCCGACGCATACCGCACTGGGCGGTCTGGAACATACGACCTATGATACCAGACCGATCTCCCTGTTGGTCCATTGGACTAAGAGCAAGGGAGAGAGCGAAAAGGCGGCATATGGATTATTTGACAAGTTAAGAGAGATGACCAGTCTGACCATCGGAGAGACTCCAATCAGGTATCTCTGCCTGATGGTGCCTGAACCTCAGGACGTGGGGACGGATGACAGCGGGATATATGAGTATGTGATCTGGTTGGATCTCATCTATCAGAGAAAGTGAGGACGAAAAAATGGATGGCACAGTAGGAAAAGTGTACCCGGTACACAACAATATTTTTAAATTCGGCACCAAAGGGCAGGAGAGCACGGACGAAAACATGGCGATGCCATCAGACCTTGAGAACTTCTCCCCGTCCATTGATGGCACTGTGGAAGAGTGGTACGCAATGGATGCAGCCGGTTGGGCGAAAGCCGCAATGACCGGAAAAAAACTGAGCTTTAGCTTTAAGGGCAAGAGATCCGTGGGAGATGCAGGAAACGATTATATTGCAGGACTTGCATGGAAGTTCGGGCAGGACGTTATGACAAAATTTGAATGGACAATGGTCTCCGGTGCGAAGCTTTCCGGCATCGTGGTGATCAACGTCACGACCCCGGGCGGCGGCGATACTACAAATCTGGATACGTTGGAGTTTGAGGCGGTATTCTATGGCAAACCGACATTTACGGCGGCGGCAACATTATAAGGAGGAGTGAAGATGGCAAAAGTAGTAGATATTACAAGTAAGCTGGAATTTGATGGAAATCCGAAGCTGAGGATCAAGGATAAGGAGATCGAGGTGAACGCGGATGCGCCGACCATGTTAAAGGTCATGAACTTGGTGGGGGACGATCCGACGCCGAAAGAGGTCATCACACTGTATAATCTCGTGTTCCCTGAGGAATCCAGAAAAGTACTGGATGACATGAAGCTGAATTTTGCAGACCTTATCACCGTGGTAGAAGCGGCGGTAAGCGTCATTTCAGGAGATACAGACACATCGGGAGAGCACTGACCCGTACTACGACCTGTTTGAGGACTGGGACCTGATCATTTCCAGCTTCCTCTCGCAGTACGGGCTTAGGATCCGAACAAAAGAATTTGAGACGGTATCCTGGGATGAGTTTAAGTCGCTGCTGGCCGGGCTGTCCCCGGATACCGCTTTGGGGCGTGTAGTAGCCATCCGATCCGAGACGGATAAGGAAGTGATCAAGCATTTCACGACGGATCAGCGCCGTATTTACGATGCATGGCGGGACCGTAAGGCCGATAATATGACGGAAAAGAACTATGACCGTGAGATGGCTGCTCTGGAGCAGATAATGGCTCAGATGTTTGGAGGCGGTAAAAATTGAAAAAGTAAAGCAGGAGAAAGTCCGGTGCCCATACTGTGGGCATCCGGTCAATGCGAATCGATCCGAGGACGCCAAGTGCAGAGGCGTCTTTTTTAAGTGTAAGAATAAAGACTGTAAAAAAATATTTGAGTTAAGAATCTAAGACGCTGTGCCGATGTGCCTGTCTTAAAAGGCAGGTGATAGGTATGGCGGCGGACAGTGTTGGTCAGATCGGGCTGGATCTGGTCGTCAATAAAGGAACATTTGAGAAGCAGATGACAGGGATCCAGGCACTTGCAAAGAAAGCAGGTGCCTCCCTGGCAGCCGCGTTCGCTGTAAAGAAGATTGTAGATTTTGGAGCAAAGTGCGTTGAACTCGGATCCGACCTTGCGGAGGTCCAGAACGTCGTCGACGTTGTGTTCCCACGAATGAATCAGAAGATCAATGAGTTTGCAAAGAATTCCGCAGCTCAGTTTGGACTGTCGGAGACGATGGCAAAGAAGTTCACAGGAACCTTCGGAGCTATGGCGAAGGCATTTGGATTCGGTGAGCAGCAGGCGTACGAAATGGGAACGACGCTGACCGGTCTGGCGGGAGATGTAGCGTCTTTCTACAATATCAGTCAGGATGAAGCGTACACAAAGCTGAAATCGGTATTTACCGGCGAGACGGAGAGCCTGAAGGATCTGGGCATCGTCATGACGCAAACCGCATTAGACAGCTATGCTCTGGCAAATGGATTCGGCAAGACGACGGCGAAGATGTCCGAGGCTGAAAAGGTTGCCCTGCGGTATAAATTTGTGCAGGATCAGCTGACCTCTGCGGCCGGAGACTTTTCGAGAACTTCCGATGGATGGGCAAACCAGGTAAGAATCCTCAAATTACAATTTGACAGCCTGAGGGCAACAATCGGACAGGGATTGATCAATGTTCTTTCTCCGGTGCTCAAGGTGATCAATACGATCATCGGGAAGCTGATGACTCTGGCGAATGCTTTCAAGGCATTTACGGAGCTGATATCCGGAAAGAAATCATCCGGTGGAGGAGTCTCTGCGGCAGCAGCAGGAATGGAGGCAGTCGCCGCGGCATCAGACAAAGCAGGATCCGCAGCATCAGGAGCCGGAACTGCGGCAAAGAAGGCTGCCAAGGACATGAAAGGCATGTCCACGGGGATCGATGAGCTGAACATAATCAATCCTTCAGACAGTTCCGGAAGCGGAAACTCCGGCGGCGGAGCCGGTGGGGATTATGGTGCCGAAGATATCGACATGGGATCCCTCGCAGAAGGAACCGATGAGATCGACAGCCGTCTGGACAGCATCCAGAAGAAGATCAATGAGCTCCGGCAGTCTTTCATGAACGGATTCTGGAGCGGGTTTGGCGATATAGCAGTCTTTGATGATGTTCAGAGGTCTGTTGACGGAATTCGGGAGTCCGTTAAGAGTATTTTCGGGGATCCGGAGGTAAAACGGTCCGCAGATGAGTTTGCGGCTACTGCGGCGAACAGCCTTGGGAAGATAGCCGGATCGTTCGGATCTATCGGGATGTCGATTGCGGACAATCTACTTGGAGGACTAAACCGGTATCTGCAGCAGAATACGGACCGGATCCGGGGATATATCGTTTCCATGTTCGATATTGTCGGCGATATTTCAGGAATAGCTGGAAATCTGTCGGCAGCAGTAGCGGAGATATTCACAGTATTACGGAGCGGTTCCGGGCAGCAGATCACGGCAGATCTTATCGGAATTTTTTCAGACGCGTTTATGGGAGTTACCGCATTAGCGGGATCATTCGGCCGCGATGTTTTAGATCTCATTGCGACACCGATCATAAACAATCAGGAAAAGATCAAATCAGCTTTTCAAGGCATTCTGGACGTGGTGCAGACAGTTACATCTGCAATCAGAACGACCTTTGCGGGGCTGATTGACTCAGTACAGAAAAAATATGATGAGAGTATCAGTCCACTCTTAAAAAGCTTCAGCGACGGCATTTCGAAGCTTGCAGAAGTATTCCTGGACACATTTCAGGCGAACATTCTCCCTGTGCTTCAGAATGCGGCAGACCGGTTTGCTGACTTTACAACATCAACTTTACAGCCGTTAATTGATAAGTTTCTGGAGTTTGCAGGAAAAATAACCGAGTGCATTCAGGAAGTATGGGAGAAAGTTCTCCAGCCGTTTCTGGCATGGTTTATAGCGAACGTAGCGCCGAAGATCGCGAGCCACCTTGGGAAGGCAATCGATGCATTCTTTAATTTCCTCACGAATGTCGGAAATGTAATCAGTGGTGTTCTTGATATCTTTAACGGCCTTCTTGACTTCCTGTTAGGAGTCTTTACTCTTGACTGGGAAAGAGCATGGAGCGGTGTAAAGCAGATGCTGTCGGGCGCATGGACGGCAATGAAGGCACTGGTGACGACCATGGTCGAGGCGATCCGGTCCATTATCGAGCTGACATTAGACCGAATCAAGAATAAGTGGACGATCACATGGAATGCGGTAAAAGCCTTTGGAGAGACTTGCTGGAATGCGATAAAAGCCTTGGTAGAGAGCATCTTTACTGCTATTAGCAATAAGATCGCAGAAGTCTGGAATTCCGTGAAGTCGAAGACTGAGCAGATCTGGAGCGGAATCCGTACCACGGTATCGACCATTACCGAAGGAATTCGTGATAAGATCACGGCGATCATGACGGCGATCAAGTCCGGGATCAGCACAGCACTGGACGGCATCAAGGACAAATGGACCAGCGTATGGAGCGGCTTAAAGGAGAAGACCATCAGTATCTTTGATGATATTCTTTCCGGAGTTGAGAAGATGGCAAACGGAGTTGTGAAGGGCGTCAACAAGATGATAGACGCACTGAATAACCTGAGCTTTGACGTACCGGACTGGGTGCCGGGAATCGGCGGTGAGAGCTTCGGTCTTGATATTCCGAATATGTCCACGGTAAAACTCCCAAGACTGGCGCAGGGCGGCTTTGTGAGGGCAAATACACCGCAGCTTGCAATGATCGGAGATAACCGGCATTACGGCGAGATTGTAGCACCGGAGGATCGTATGCAGGCAATGGTAGACCGTGCCGTGGCACTCGCGTCCGGAAACAATATGAGTGACCAGTATCTGGCACTTATGGTGGATCTCCTGAAGCAGATCATCAACCTCATCGAGGCGATGGACCTGACAGTCAAGATCGACGTGCGGGATATCAAGAAGAAGCTGACAGAGCTGGATAAGAGGACTGGCTACACACTGAAAACGACATAAGGAGGCGGGAACATGGCAGTGATCACGATCAACGGGCGGGAATTTCCCGCCCCAGATATCGGAGCAAATTTTGTAGTAGCAACGAACGTATCAGACGGAAAAAATGCTTTGGGAGAATTCGTAGGGCAGAAGGTCGGCCGGGATCAGCATAAGGTAGACAGCTTACAGTGGAAGTTTCTGGATGCTGAGATGTGGGCCGCGATGCTTCAGGAATTCGATAAGTTTGTGGTGACGGCGAAGATTCCGGACATGGTACATAATTGTTTCCAGACGATCCGGATGTACCCTGGAAATCGGACGGCCACGCCGATCGAGTTTGACGCTGACGGGCTTCCGACCAGATACCAGGACTGCAAAGTGAATATTATCGATTGCGGGGTGATCGAATAATGCAGTCAGCAAGCAACGCATACAAAGAACACATGAAGGGAAGCTTCCGGCTTCAGGGATATATCCGGGTATCGATCGGATTGATCAATCAGGAGGCACAGGCATCTGCGTATGTGCCGGATCACGACAAGTACACCTACTACAGCAGCTTTAAGATGCCGCTTGACAATTATAAGGTGGAAGAACTGTATGCGACGTGTGACCAGAACTACAGCGTTGTAGACGGCAGCATGTACTTTCTTCCCCGTACAAGGGCGGACGTGGTGCTGAATCAGGGGCTTGTCAGTGAACCACTTCTGGGACCTATCGAGATCCGGCTTCCGGAGGCTCATGATATCAAAGGAGTCACGATAGACTTTGGAAAAGCCTATCCGGTTGATTTTACAATTGAATCGGATAATCACACGGTCACAGTGACTGGGAACACCACGGCGGCATTTACCACGGATGAGTTGTTTATTGGAGCGACATTCTTGAGATTCACTCCGATAAAGATGGTAAATGGGCAAAGTCGGTTCAGGCTCCAGCAGATCACACTGGGTATCGGAATTTACTTCGGAAATCGCGAGATCTTATCTGCCACGAAAAAGGAGCATATCAGTCCGATCATGGAGGAACTGCCGACTCTGGACATGGACCTGACGATCAACAACAAGAACCGCGTTTGGGATATTGAGAATTCAGAGTCCGCGGTGAACTATCTGGAAATCGGGCAAGAGATCACAGTGCTGTATGGTCAGACATTAGATGATGGCTCTGTGGAATGGATGCCGGGAGCAACCGCATATCTTCGGGAGTGGTCAGCTGATGATGAAGAAATGAGTTTCACAGCGTCGGATCGTTTCGAAGATTTGACGGGGACGTACTATGGCGGGATCCTGCATTCGGGAGGAATCAGCTTGTACGACTTAGCGGTCGATGTACTGGAAGATGCGGGGGTTGACCGGCGCGATTACTGGCTGGATACCTACTTAAAGGATATTCTGGTAGAAAATCCCATGCCTGCGGTGTCTCACCGGGAGGCTTTGCAGTTGATTGCAAACGCCGGAAGGTGTCTTCTTTATCAGGATCGGACCGGAAAGATATTCATGGGATCCAGTTTCAATCCGGATGCCATGGCAAAATCAGACAATGAAACCTATTACAGTAATGCGGCCGGAGTCCTGCAGCGTGGATCCAGAAGAGCCTACGCATCACCGGCGCGGGATTATACGGATGTAAAATCAACAAGATACTTTTTACCACGTCAGGCTTCGGAAGAAATCAGCACGGGCTATATATCAGAACAGGTGGCGGCAGCAGACGGCAGCTTCACGGAAAATCCGTCTCTGGAGATCGACATGGAAGCAGGCTATAAATGCTTTGGGATCACGCTGGAATTCGGCCAGAATCCGCCTAAGAAGATGATCATTCACACGTATCTTGCAGGAGTGCAGCAGGAGTCTTATACAATCGCGAAGCTGGATGAGACTATTACAGTAAACCATGAATTTCCGGAATTTGACCAGATGATCATGGAGTTTACAGAGGGAACACCATATAACCGCGTGATCCTCGACAATGTGATTTTCGGAGATAGTACCGATTATGAATTTCAGTATGGCGAAGAACTGACGAAAACGCCGAAGGGCACACAGTTGGCAAAAGTGAGGGAACTGCAGGTGGTACGCACGATTTACGGACCGAGCAGTGAAGCAGCGAAAGAACTCACGAGGGAAACGATAGCGGTATCAGCATTGGATAACCGATATACATTTTACTTTTCGAACGCTTCATATGACCTTGCATGTGCAATCACGGACGCACAGGAGGGGCAGACGGCGAAGATTGTAGAATCAGGGTGTTACTTTGCGACCGTGGAGCTTTCCGGGGTATCGGGAGCCTGTGAGGTCATCGTATCGGGAAAAGAGTACATGACATCTCAGGCGAAAGTAAGCCGTCAACTTGGCACAACAGGAACGGTAGAGACCTGGGAAAATCCTCTGGTATCCGATATCGTTCATGCAGCGGATCTGGCGGACTGGATCGGGGACTACATGAAAGCGGACCGGGAATATGATCTGAGCTATCGTGGGGATCCGCGGCTTGACGCGAACGATTTGGCATATCTGGAAAACAAATATGTATCAGGGCTGTTGCTCCGAATTTACGAGCATACGCTGAATTTTAACGGAGCATTCTCCGGATCAGTAAAGGCAAGGAGGGAAATGGGATATGTGGCAGACTCCTAAGACAGATTGGAAGGCCAGTGACTTCATGAATATCGAGGATTATAACCGGATCAAAAATAATCTGAATGAACTCCGGGATATGTCCAGAGAATTGTGGAAAGAGTTTCCTTTTGAGGAGATGGGTGAGGATAAGACGTATACAGATTACGGATTTTACGCTGATGAGATCAACCGGTTTGAGGCGAATGTGGACCATATTTGTGAAGGAACATATCCGTTTGATGTGGGAGTGCGGAAAAACTATCAGGATAACCAGCCGTTCATCACATGGGAGGAGCTGAACCGGATCGAATCGGCATGCCTCATCATGCACAATAATTTCACTGGAGCACTTGCGGGAAGAAAGTCTTTGGCATTCACGTTGGGAGGAGGTGATTTCAGATGTTAAAGACTGATTACAAGGATGATCTCTTTGAGGGAGAACGGAAATATAAAATGACAACGGATACGGAAGGGAAGGTTACATTAAAGGATGCGACCACGTACACCCAGAAAGGTACGAGCTTCGGAGCACTGGATATGAATAATACCAACACGGCAGTAAACAGGCTGTATGGGGAAAAATCAGTGACGCTGACGGAGGCAGGATGGACAAGTACACCGCCGTATGCGCAGACAATTAAGGTTGAAGGAATGCTGGATACGGACCGCCCATTTATTGAGTGTGCGGCTGATATAACATCAAAAGCAGAGAAGACAAGGATTAGAAAAGAATGGGACAAAGTGGATCGTATTGTAACAGAAGAAGGGCAGTTTACGGCGTACTGTAATTTCGAAAAGCCATCCATGGATCTGCCTCTGAAGATTAAGGGGGCATAAGGATGTGGACCATAATTGGAGGAATCCTTGCGACAGCCAGCCGGATTGATGAAGGTGGCGGAGATAAGGATCTGAATATCTATCTTACGGACAATGCAGGGGTTCAGCTGGTGGACAATGATGGAGTTTACTTGACCTGCGGAAAGGAGACAGAATGAGCGAAACAAAGACAAAAAACCTGTGTACGGTACCGGCCGCAGATCTGACGGACAGCCAGTATTTTATTGCTGAAGACGGCGGAGAACTGAAACGTATACCGAAGGCGCAGGTGGTGCTTAAAAAGTTGGAGAATATGCTTGCAACGGATACGGAGAATCTGGCAGGAGGTGGAGAGGTCACTGCTCAGGAGCTTCTTGATGCGCTTGCAGAACAGGTCGCGAACAAGCTATTGGCGAAATCTCAGGTGGTCAATAATCTTTTGGCTACGGTGGAAGGAAATCCGCTGGATGCTACACAGGGGAAGGCGCTGAAGGAGCTGATTGATACGACTAATAACAATTTGAGTAAGTTGAACGGAAAAATGTTAGGAAGTAATTACGTCATGAACTACTCTGATTTTTCCGACCTGTCTGTCAACGTCTACTCTGTTGAGACATTTGCAACAACGCCATCTGGAAATGCGCCAGAAAATAATGTAGGAGATTTTAGAATAACTCGTTTAGGAGTGAACAATTCTAAATATAATATGCTCATTCTCACTTCCCCAAGATATAAACCTTCTGCTTCCATGTCTCAAGAATTTTACATTGGAAATTTCTGGAACGGCGTATGGATGGGATGGGAACGTCTGGCAAACAAATCAGCTCTGGATAGCTTAAGGTCAGCGTACAACTCTACCAGAACAAATTACGAAAAAGGAAGTACTTTTTTAGAGGATATTGATCCATTATCATCTCCTTCTCAGTTGAGACATGCAGGATTTTATAAACTCCTAACAATAACAGCAGATGTCAATGCTGATGCTGGATCCGAGACAATGACAGAATATGCTACTGGAGATTTCTACGGATTACTGCTTGGATCCGATATAAATACTACGGATGGCTGCGTATATGGCACTTTGATTGTATCATCGCCGCGCATTAAAAGTGCAATATGGGTTGGCAATATCTGGCAAAAGAAATTTATTAGTTGGTATAAAATTGGAAAAAGTTGAGGATTATATATAGTTTAACAAAAATGACTATTCCTGTTGTTATGTTGTGGATGCAAAATGTGCCCATTCACTCCACGTTTTATCATATCCATTATAGAACACTTGCAGGAGCAAGCGATGACGTATACGGGATGTCAAACACAAATGGCTCACTCCATGCACCAACGTCCATGAGTTGAGATAGCTGAGTGTATCCATTATCTGCAGTAATTTTAAATTTGTTACTCAAATTGTTATTAACATACATAGTTCCCGGATTCGGAAAATAGTGGATTTTGTTGATGTCAACAAAACGATGTTTAAGTCCAGTACCATTTCGGTGATTACGCCGTGATGGTTCTTTTTTTACCCGTAGACAAGCCCATTCCAGGGCTATTGTTTATGCCCATAAGGAAGGGCAGAAAGGAGTTCATATGAACAAAGATAAATTGATCCTAAAGGATGGCTCAACCATCGAACTGGAGGCGGGAGCTTCCCTCACAGCGTTGCAGGTAATCTGCCAGTCTGCTGATGATGTGATCCTGTTATGGAAAAGACTTACCCAGGAGAATCTTCAGGAGGTCACAGTGAAGAATGGTGCGGATCTTATTGTCGGTGTTTATTCTGAAATGGTTCTTATAGAACCTCATATTCAGGCTACAGAACAGGAAGATGGCACCGTGAAGGTTCTCTTCGGTTTACGGGAGAAAACTGCCGAAGAGAAGCGTCTGGATGCCTTGGAAGAGGGACAGGCGACACAGGATGGGGCCATCAAAGATCTTGGAGAAGCGACAAGTGACCTTGCAGAGCAGATGGAAGGAGTGACAGTGTAATGGCGAGATTTTATGGAATGCGTATTAAGTCAGGAGAAATGACACTTGAAGAGGTGCCAAAGCTTTGGAGAAAAAAGACAGAGAAGTGGCTTCAGGAGAATAAGAAGGAGGAATAAAAGAGTGGCAGATGCGTATTTAGTTAAGCAGGGAGCCGCCGGATCCGGATCAGATGAGTGCACAGCCAATCGTAAACATGTCCTTGCCCCGTATACAGCTATCACAGGAGATTCTGGAGACGATCCAACAACAGGAACAATGTTAGATCAGTCTGGCTGGAAAAAGACCTTAGTAGCAGGAGAGTCTGTAACGGTTCCGGGAGGATATCACGATGGAAAGGGAACCGTAACGGCAAAAGACCTTGCAAGCCAGACCGGTGGAACCGCGGCAGACTCAGACATAAGAAAAGGCAAGACAGCGGTTGTTAATGGTAAAACGATTACAGGAACACAGGAAGACCGCGGTGCATGGTCCAGTACGGGACTTTTAGCAGGGCAGTCTGTTACCATTCCGGCTGGAATACATAATGGATCAGGCAGAATTACAACAGCAAGCTTGGCGAGCCAAACTGCCGGCGCGACAGCAGAGGATAAGTATGTAAAAAAAGGGTTGAAGTATTGGAAAGATGGGGTACTTCGGACTGGGACGATGGAAATTCAGTCTGCAATATCTTTTAGTGCTGCCGCTCTCTCTCATAATACGATCCGTGTCAGCTGGAAGAACCCGGCAAAGGGACCGTGGGAAGGTATCCGCATCCAGATGTCTACTGACGGAACACCGGGGGCGAGCGGCGGAACAAGGGTTTACACTGGGGCTGGAAGCAATCCGAACCAAGCTAATGGGAATAACTATGCCGATATTACCGGATTGAAGCCACTTACAAAGTACTATTTTTCCTGCACCAGCGTTTGTACGGGACTTGATGATGGAATACAAGCAGATGTTAGCGCGACTACTACCCATGTATATCTATACAATAGGGGAAACAATATCGCAGGAATTTCTGTTAGTGATGAATACACTTACAATGGGGGAATTACATTTGCATCAAATGCCATTGTTTATAGTCAAGTTGGATCCAGTCCTTGGACGGGCGGAACATTGGTAACTAATGGTAAGTGGGATCTTAGCGCATTTTCTAAATTTAAAATGAGATGCAAAATCTCATCAGCACGTTATGATCGATTTTACGTGAATGTTTTTGGAAAACAAAACAGCGACTTTGATCTTTTGGCAAATGATAAAGTTAGTTTGTCATATAGTGAGATGGTTTATGAGTCCGATTTAAGAAGTGCGGCAAAGAGCTTTAATGATCGCATTTATTTCCAACTGTATAGCGCAAGTAGTGGAAGCGCAGTATCTGGTATACTCGGAGAAATTTATGAGATTTGGCTTGAATAAAGGAGAAAATCATGAATGATATTGCATTATGCCATACAAATCTCCAGAAACAGCGACATTGATTAAATTTTAAAAGATGAAAATTTATAAAATTAGAGAAAGAGAGTGATAATCATGACAAAAACCTTCGTTGATCGCTACAATGCTGTGGCAGGCTCAGTAGTGATGATTTTAACATTAATTTTCGGAACCTACTGGTACGTTTTTGCGGGCTATTTGCTCTGCAATATTCTGGACTGGCTTACTGGATGGTATAAGTCGAGAAAACTGGGAAAAGAAAGCAGCAAGGCGGGATTGAAAGGAGCGGCGAAGAAAGTAGGCTACTGGATCATCATTGCCGTCGCATTTTTGATTCCGGCATTGTTTATTCATCTTGGAAAAGATCTTTTAGGAATTGATCTGGGATTTCTGGTATTACTGGGCTGGTTTACATTGACCTCGTTGCTTGTAAATGAAATCCGGAGCATCTTGGAAAATTTAGTGGAGTGTGGATATAATGTGCCGGAGTTTCTGATCCGAGGACTGGCGGTGACGGAGAAACTGATTCATGCCGGGGTAACAATTCCGGAAGATCACGATTGATACCAGAGTTGCACCGGTGCAACAACCCGGAAGTATATTCTTCCGGGTATTTTTATAGTGGAAAATAAAGAAAGAGGATAAGATTATGATGAAAGCAATGTTATCTCAGCCGATGGCTGGAAAATCGGAAGAAGAAATCAGAGCAACAAGAGAGAAGGCAATCAAAGCCTTAGAAAAGCGGAACTACGAAATCGTCAATACCCTTTTTACAGATGAGTGGTATAGCAGTGACAAAATGAAAGAACGTGGAGTAGTACAGATTCCGCTGTGCTTTCTGGCGAAGTCATTAGAAAACATGTCACTGTGCCATGCCGTCTATTTCTGTAAAGGTTGGGAGCAGGCGAGAGGGTGCCGGATCGAGCACGACGCAGCAGTAGCATATGGATTAACTATTCTTTACGAGGAGTGATCATATGAGAGATATTACATTATGCCACCCGCGGCTCCAGACGCTGGCCGCGGAGCTTATCAAGGAATGCGCGAAGCAGGGGCTGCAGATCAAGATCGGTGAGACGCTGCGCACCGTCGCTGAGCAGGATGCCCTGTACGCCCAGGGACGCACAAAGCCAGGAAAGAAAGTAACAAATGCTCCAGGATCATCGTTCAGCTCTTATCACCAGTGGGGAACGGCCTTTGATATTTATCGAGTTGATGGGAAGGATGCTTTTTACGATAACGATGGATTTTTCGGCAAGGTCGGCGCGATCGGGATATCCATCGGCCTGGAGTGGGGAGGAAATTGGAAGTCTATCCCGGATAAACCCCATTTCCAGCTCCCAGACTGGGGATCATCGACGAGCGGGATAAAAAAGAAATTTAAGACGCCGGAGCAGTTCATGAAGACATGGCCATCTGCGGAAGAAAAACAGATTGTAGAAGGATGGCAGCACGACGCACACGGCTGGTGGTGGCAACTTGAAGACGGATCTTGGGTAGCGAATGACTGGCGCCTGATCAATCACCACCATTACCTCTTCGGAGCAAACGGATACATCCGGACCGGCTGGCATCGGTGGAATCCTGATACGAAGCAGGTGGATCCGGCTGATGGCTCCGGAGACTGGTATTATCTCCAGGAGGACGGAGATCTTCAGGGCGCGTGCTGGCACAGCAGAGCGACCGGCGCAATGGAAGTGTGGTATGTAGACAAATAGGGAGAAGGCGGCATCCTGCATAAGCAAGAGCCGCCTCTTAAATGGTCATGAAAGATACTAAAGATAAGATAAAACACAACCTCTCATCAATATAAACGTAAACATTCTGGATTTGTGACTACTTTTTCAAAGAAATATTATAGGTTTCTGCCATATGGTGGACCCGACGGCGAG